CAACACCGCAACCACAACAGCAGGAACCAACTCAGGAAAGTTGGGCCGAGAAAATGTGGAAACGTTACACACAGAACAAAGGAGGGCAATGAGATGCCAGGTGCTGATCTAGAAAGCCGTCAGTTAATTACCGACATCCTCAAGTTTGCTAACGCTGGCAGCGGCAACCAAGTTAAAGCTGTTGGGATGAAAACTACGCCCATTGCTGGTTATCCTGTTTTACCCTGTTGGGCGATGTGGATTGGCGCAGAGGCTAACGCAAATGGAGTCACAAAGGCAACTTTATGCCTCCCTTACGTTCAAAATCCCAATGTTGCAATGATTAAATTTTCAGGTGCTACAAGTCTTGAAACGCCTCTTGATATGGTGGCTTCCGAGATTGTAAACCCTTACAACTGCAAGCTTGGGATTACTCCTGGGCTGGATATTGGCAAGCTTGTCAACGGTGAATGCTATTATTTTCTGCTTGCAATTAAGCCAGCAGGTTTTGCTCAGAGTGGAAATGTTACTTCTTATTGGGAGGGTAGTATTAAAGCTTTTGGTACAAAGGCTAACGATGTGTTTAAAGATTACTTTAATCTTTTTACAACAACGACAACTCAATGGGCTATGCACAAAAAGTCGTTAGAATCTGCATCTTTGAGGGAGGTTGATGATTATCAAGAATTATCTCCTGACAGCTCTACTCACCAATGATGATTTAATCAATCTCATTGTTAGCTTTATATGGGAAAACTTGTTCATTCTTCTAGCTCAGTTTTTCTGCTTGGGGTTGATTTTGAGAATTGTTAAACTTTTTATTGATTGAGGTGTGATGAACAATGGATTTAATGGTAGTGATTCTCGCTGTTTGGCCTCATTTTCTGGTTTTGTCAGTGGTGATATTTGGGTTTTGGGCGATTCTGTCCGCTTTCTAGCTTCTGCCGATCGGATTACCGGCGAGCAAGCTGTTTCTCGGATGCGAACCATCCTTGGAACTCCTCAAGCATTTGCAGAAAATATGCGGCTTAGCACTCAAGATTTTATCGCTGATCACTTTGGCGCAATGGCGATAGCTTGTGCTTTTGGCATAGCTATCAGGATGAGAGGTTAGTTAAATGTCCGTTTGTGTTTCTGTATTTCTTTCTCTTTCTCTTCTTCTTTCAACTAGCAATATTGACGAAAGTGCTGCTGCTGCTATGCGCTTTATTGAAGATGATGTCAGAACTGTTATCGACTTTTCTATGGACTGGGCAATGCAGGCAGGGATGGCAGCTACCTCGACATTAGCCTTTATCGTAGTCGCTAAGCGATTTGTTGATTGATGAAACCACCATTTGTTAAGGCTATTGATGAACGTTTAGAGAAGTATCTAGACCTACCTAATAAGTTTATCGATACTCGCTTTGTCATTCTTGTACAACTAATTGTTTGTCTTCTTATAGGTGTTACTAATCTTCATCTTCAAAGACAAGTAGTAGACCTTTGTATCACTCCTGTTATTCCTGCCCCTTCATCACCACAATGATTATTTTGTATTTTTCCGCAGTCATTGCTACTGCGAGATACCGTTTGCAGGGTGCGGTATTGATGTTTAATCCCTGTTAATTTCTTGTCGATATTCATTAGTCATTCTCCGTGAAAACAATGCCTATTCAATTTTTAGAACGTCCAAAAGTAAATGCTGCCAATGCTGCTGATACTGCCAAACTTGAGAAGCTTCTTAAAGATTCAGCACCCCCTGTTGACGATTTACAATTTCGCACTATCACTGATGACGATGTGCAACGGCTCAACGATCTTTTTTACCGTACTCAGTGTGCTGCTTCCCGTGCTGCTGTTCCGGGCGCCGCCTTAGCTTTTGCTGGTGCTGCTCTTAGTGCTGGTGGTGTCATTGCTACTCCTCCTGGTGGTGGTGGTGATGCTTCAGAAGAAGCTGCTGAATCTATTGCTGCTGGTGTTGCCAACGCGATTGCGATGATTCGCGCCATTGATGGGATCGGACTCGCGGCGTTTGGCGTCGCTTTAGCCCCTATGGGCTTTATGGTTACTCTACGTGTTTTAAACATGGTTTTAAGCCGTGTTTGATGCGTAGAGTAACCTTATAATTCCCGCTGCAAATTAAGGCGATCGGCATCAAATAACGGCACCGATCGCCTTTTAAATAAGAGGTCACAAAATGCCTGTAACTGCTATTTATGGTTTGCCTGGTCGGGGCAAAAGTTTGTTAATGTGGTTGCTTGAAAATATCCCTAAAGGCATTTTTTATTATGTTTCAAGTAACAAAAATTTTGCTCAATTTCTTCAAATTCAGGATGCTGTGATTTTACTCGATGAGATGGGGTTATATGCTCCGTCTTGTCAGTCTTGGACGTTGCCAGCAGAAGCACATAATGCAGTCGCTAACAATCGAAAAAGATTGCAGCACATCATTTATGCTGCCCAGTATCCTACACAGGTACATCCTTCTATACATAAAATTTGCTCCGAGATTTTATATGCAGAAGGCGTTGCCATTTGGTCAGACCAATTACGCAACGATCGCCTTCTATTTAAAGACGTTCATTTGTTTAAACCTGCTGAGTTTGAAGTTTGGCACGGCAACCCAAAGCTTCGTAAAAATCCTATTAAGTCGATGGTTCTTGCCGAAAAACACTGGAAAGGAGTTATTAGCGCCGATGATGCTCAGACTTTCCGTGTTTACGATAGTTTTGGTTTGTTGGAGAAGCAAGATGAAAAAGTTATTGCAAGTCAAACTTTTGGTTATCAACCATTTGTTATTTACCCCGATTCTAATAAGGAATTGTCGATTGATCAGATAGCTGCCGAGGGTTACTCTTTTGAGGAATTAGACCAAAAACTTGATGAATTTTATCAGTCCGATCGTAAAAAAAGGAAAGCGATATATGAGGCAAGTAGTAATAATCCCTTTACGGCTTGGAAGATTGTCGGTGATGTTCCCATTGATGGTATACACTTCTTTCAACCACATTTAATTAAGCTTTGGCGGTGGATGCCTGCGAGTAGCTATAAGGGCTTAGTTAAGCTTGATATGGCAATCTCTAAGGAGTGTAAAACTTGGTCTAAATTTGATGACGAAATGAAGAAATCCTATAAAATGATGTTTCGGTTTCTTATAAGTTTTATTCTCTGTATTTTTGGCTTTTTTATTAGTGGGTTTTTGCCGAAACATCCTTTTATATTTCTTGGGTCGTATTTTCTAGCGTTCTATTTACCTACCCATATTTTTAAATAAGATGGATGTCGAAACTCTTCCCCGTAACGTAAAAATAGATTGGCTTAGGTTTCAAGTTGTTACTTATGATGCTTTATTCTTTAGAAAGATTAGAGAAATCATTGGGCTGCCTTTTCAAAAGCAGCAAGTATCTTCTGTTAAAGATGCTCGTGAGACAAATGTAATGGCTGCTAATAAAATTTGGCATGAAGCATGGGAGTTTCAAGGAAGTTTATTATGTATTAAATATCCCCCTACTGGAATTGATGAGCCATTCCGTTTTTTAATTGATTTGAATGGTTCAACGCTTGATTTTCTTTCCTTTGAGACAGTATCAAATTTGTTGTATTTTGCACATTTAGATACAACTTTTACGGCTAATCGTATTGATATAGCTTTAGATTTTCCTCTTCAAAGTCCGCGTTTGTGGGCGCATCCTTGGGAATCTTTGATTGAAGATGGGTTGCTCTATGGTTACAGAAAAGTCAGGCGAATCAGTAATGTTGGCTCTGATGATGGTAATACTGTTTATATTGGTTCTCGTGAGTCTCCACGTTGTTTAAGAATTTATTGTAAACGTTTTCGCAATGGTGATGAATTTGACCGTTGCGAGGGTGAGTTTAAAGGCGATCGTGCTACTTGGATAATGAAAGAATTAGCTCAAATTCCTTTTAAGGATTTTCCTAAATTTCTTAATAAAGTTGTTTGTGGTCAATTTTCATTTACTACAAATCACCCAAGTATTCTTTTTTTTAATAAGTATAAGAATGGGTCGATAAATATTCCTATTCCTTCTTTGCATCTTGATATTGAGAAGTCGATTAAATTTTTCGAGAAACACGCCCCCACTTTGGCAATGATTCATGAGTTTATGGGTGCTGACGAATTTGATAAATTTATCAAAAATAACTTACAGGTGGGTAAGCGTAAGATGGGCGCTCGCCATAATGCTATTCTTTCAAATGCGAAAGCTCTTGGTTTTACTTTTGGTGTTGGTGTTGCAAGTCTTTTTCTATTTTTTTCTCAGTCTCCTGTTTTTGCTAGTGGTCTTAGTTGTCCTGCTCCTGTTCCTCTTACTTTTGAATTCCGTCAAAAGTTCCCGATTGATATTGTAAACCCTACCCCATCCGAGCAAGCTTATCTAAATAATATTGGTGACGGTTGCTTCCAGATAAACAGTGGTTTAGAATTCGATCGCATCTGTTTACCTGGGATGATTGTNAACGCGCTTCGCCCNTTTGTAATTATGGGAATGGGGCTTAGATTTATTTTTAGTGATTAAAAACTATGTTTNTTTTATCCTTCTTAATTGCTACTTCTACACCTACACCGCCACCACCGCCCACTTATACGTGGTGCGTTTTTNAGATGATACAGGTTGAGTCTAAAGAGATGATTGTTGCNGCCTACGGGATGGGTAACGTTCCGTCGGGCATTGATTTAACTGGTTTATGTCAAGCTTTCTATACCAGGGATATCAGAGCAGAAAATAAGCCTTTGGAGTTGGTTAGTTTTGCAGGCACACAAAATCAACAAAATCCTGATGCGTTCTATTTAGCAAATACTTCTAGACGTGCTTTAACTCAGGCAGAGCTTGAACAATATGATTGTCTTTTTAATAAAAGCCCTGGTTCTACTTTATCTAATGCTGTTCTCGACTTAATGCCTAGCAGTCCTGACTCAATTAGAATTCCTGCTCAGATGATTATTGCGATCGATTCTGTGAACTCGCCAATTCTCAGATATGCTGCTGTCGTTATGTATAATACTGGAATCCCGATTATGTGTCTTGCTGGCTTAGTTAAAGCTTGGAAGCTCGTCAAAAAATAA